TCTCCCAGTTCACGCTGGGGGGTCCCTGCTGTCCTACAGCACACCCGAAGAATACGCAGCGGCTATCAAGGCGAACCACGACCTGATGGCTATCGTAGAACAACATAACGAAGGAAACCGCTATGCCTCGGAAGCAGACAACGAAGACGACGACCAGCAGTTCTGCGAACAGTTCCTCTGGGGACAAGACTTCGACACCAACCCCGAAGTCTGGACCTACGAAATCGACCCCAGCGTCTTCGAAGACGAAGGCCTATTCGGTCCCAACAATCTGCGAAACCTGTAGGTTCTACACCAAGTCTCCCCGCCGAGAATTGAATGGCGTCTGCAGGCGTTTCCCTCAGTCCGAAAACAAGCATCCCCATGATTGGTGCGGTGAGTATCAACAGAAGGGGTAACCAATGTATCAACGAACAATGTTGATCGATGCCGACATCACAGCCTACCAGATCGCCAGCGCACTCGAGGAAACCTTTGAGTTCAACGGTGAGACAGTACGCACGGCTGACCTCGAGAAGGGTTGTAAGCAAGTGGACAAGACCATGCGTCAAATCCAGAAGCTGTCCTTCGCTACAAACATGGTGCTCTTCCTCACGGAGGGGCATAACTTCCGCAAGGACGTCCTCGATACCTACAAAGGTAATCGGTTGGATGTACCTAAGCCTATCATCCTCCACGGCATTCGGGATTACATGAAGGCCAACTACACGGTGATCACTGAGAGTGGCCTCGAGGCAGACGATCTACTCGGTATCCACGCTACAATGCCCCACACTGGTGAACGGGTGATCTACAGTGCCGACAAGGACCTCAAGACCGTCCCTGCGTTACACTGGTGTCCCGAGGATGGTGAACCTGTCGAAGTCACTCAGCGTGAAGCTGATAGGTTCTTCTACGAGCAAATCCTGACAGGTGATCCCACAGATAACTACAAGGGTTGTCCAAAAGTGGGACCTGTGTTGGCCAGTCAGTTACTTGACGGTGATCTAAAGTTCCGAAACATCCCTCGGGTGTTAAAGAGTGGCCCCCGAAAAGGTCAATCCGTGAACGAGTGGCTGCAGGTTAAACTAGATCGGCACTTCGGTGAAAACTGGTGGACCTCCGTGGTAAGTGCTTACGAAAAGGTAGGCCTTACCGAAGCCGATGCCCTCATCCAAGCCCGTTGTGCTCGAATCCTGAGACACGGTGAATATGACTTCAAGAAACAGAAAGTGAAACTATGGGAACCCAATTGAAAGTAACATGCGTTCGAGGTGACACGGATTTCCTCACTCAGGGTAAAACCTACACGGTGCAGAGTCCATCGGACGATCACTATATGGTCGAGTGTGATGGTGGTTTCGACTGTTGGTTTCTCAAGGATCGCTTTGAAGTGGTAACTGCGGTAGGGTCTCAACCACCCGAGTGTAACCGTCAGTCAATCCTCGATACAGCCTCCAAGTTGATCCACGGTGACCGTGCGTCTGACTACGGGGACGCCAAGGAGATGCACCAACGCATCGGTGACTTCTGGTCCACCTACCTCAACCTCGAGACACCGCTGACCGCTGATCAGGTTGCGATGATGATGGTCCTGATGAAAACAGCACGATCCACAAGTTCACCCAAGTTCGACACCTACGTCGATCTGGCAGGCTACGCAGCCTTGGCGGGTGAAATGAGCATGCAGGGGTAGCGCCCCCGTCCAGACCGTAAGGCTAACGGTGACAAGCAGGGAGAGACCTGCACAATCATTCTAATCATCAGGAGACATCATGAAAGTATTACCCAATGACACATCATGTGAGACGGAGAACGCCCTGTTCATCCTGACCACCGACACAGCCCGCTACCGGATCACTGAGACACCCACTGGACTCGAGGTAATGCTTTTGTGCTCAAGGTCCCACCGAATGAAATCCCTAGCCGCTATTGGGCAGGCTCCCAACGTACTCTTCCTCCGTGAGGTGGACGCGTGAAGTTCAAGTGCAATTTCTGTGAACAGATCATCCCATTGAGAACCTACGGTGACCTTGAGATCAAGTGCCAGTGTGGCGCTAAGTACACCAAGAAGAAATACATCGAGATTGTCCTCGAGAAACCCCCATCAAAATAAGGACCATTGGAATGTTCAAATCACTAATGAAAGCTGCAACGGCCTATGCGCCACAGGACTGTATGGGCAAGCATGGCGTGTTCGAGGTGTGTTCCGATGAGTGATGACATTATTGCAAACATGAACGCGAAATCGCTTGAGGAAAATCACATTCACCTGAAGGCCCTCATCGAAGAACTGGAAGCCAAGCTAGCCAAGGTCACGGAGGAACGGGATAGTTCGCGAGTCGCAAGGGACATGCATCGCGCTGGCGAGGCTGGATGGGCTACCCGCGCCAGAGCCGCAGAAGCCAAGCTGGCGAAGGCGGTAGAGAATGCCTTCAAGCAAGGTTTGCGATACTCGATAACCGTCAAAATTAGCGATGAACACGATATTCAGACGGCTTGGGATTGGTCATCTCTAAAGCAAAACACCCTCGCAGCCATCAAGGAGGGCGAATAGATGAGTGATGTACCTTTAGCGCTATCTGACACAGCCAACAGGATCAAACGTGTGCTGGAGCAGCGTTTTGGCCCGTTTGGTGATGGTGTCGTGGACAGGATGGCAATGTTTACATCGGTAGTAGTCGATGATGTTGTTTTGGACACCATCCAACAAGCCCGCGCAGACGCATATGCAGAGGCGCTAGAGGCGGCGGCGAAAGGTGTAGTTGTCGAAACAGAAAACACCTTTAATGGCCTTGACGATTGGTGCGCCCAAGGAGTTGCAAGAACAATCCGCGCCCTACCCAACCCATACAGGGAGAAAGAATGATGACGTTTACACAAAAGACTCTACGCCCCATCCTGAACTTTTTGATTGAGCGTTATTTTCCCGACTCTTGTTTCTACGGCCACGAATACCTTGATGCGTTCAAAAAGGCGTACGGCGATCAAAAAGGCACCCTTCAAATGTTTGATTATGACACACTCCCAGCCGAAGGCGGCGTTGAGTTCAAACCTTGGGGTAAAACCCCGCGTAACAAAGGTCACCAGATCACAATCACCGAGAAACTCGATGGGACCAACGCTTGCGTTATCGTAAGAGATGGCGAACTGGTAGGCCTACAGTCACGTAACCGCCTCATCAAGCCCGGCGATGACAACATGGGGTTCGCCTTCTGGGCCGTGGATCACGCCGAGGAACTCTGTAAGTTGGGCGACGGTTACCACTACGGCGAGTGGGTAGGTCCCGGTATCCAGAAGAACCCTCACATGCTCGAGACGAAGCAGTTCTTCCTGTTCAACACCTTCCGCCCCGTTGAGACACTCCCAGAGTGCGTACAGAACGTCCCTGTGTTGTACCGTGGTCCCTACAAGCCAGCAGCACTCGAGGTCACCATGCGTGATCTCTGGGCCACCGCTGGTGACGCTGGGTATATCCCTGAGGGTATCATCATCTACTTCCACGATACTCGGACGTACATGAAGGATACCTTCGCCTACCGTGGCGGTAAGTGGCAGGCAGGCGTATGAACACCCCAAAGCCTCTCATCAAACTCAGCATCTTCGTCAACAACAAAACAGGAGGGCCTAAAGGTTGGTCCCTCTGTGCTCGTATGTGGCAATCCCGCTTAGACGGTAACCCCATCGCAAAGGCCGCGTGTGCCGTGACAGATCGTATCTTCTGGTTCGAGCCAAGTCACTGCCGTAAAGCGTGGCTGCTCCGCTCTTCTTGAGCAATATCAAAGACTTACTTGGCTGACCTTCGGGTCAGTCATTTTTTCGGCAATTAGGGACCACATGAAGAAGGAAATACCTAATGTATTCTCTAAGTATCTGCCGGAGTGTCTATGGAAGGTATCCCAAACATCAACGCAGACCTCGTGGATTACCTCGAGAGTATCTGTCCCGACACATCCCCCTCGCTCTCAACTCCTGAACGTCAAATCTGGTTCGATGCCGGAAAGGCTGATCTGGTGCGGCACCTCCGCAGCATCTTCGAAGAGCAATCCCAAACCATTCTCGAAGGAAACTAACCATGTGCAGCGCACCCGACATTGAAGCCCCCGCTCCCGCTCCGGCACCCCCTCCTGTCCTTGAACAACTGGCACCCAAGAAGTCCGACCGACCTGACGCACAGGCACGGAAGCGTTCTGGCCTGAGCCGTTACAAGATCGACACGCAGGGACCAACTTCTCGCACGAACAAACTTGGCGGCATCCCCAAGAAAACAGGCGTATAACCCTCGGAGGTAGCCCATGTCTAATGAAGGAACTTGTCAGGGTCGCTATGACCTACTGGCAGTTGATCGTGAGGTCTACCTAAGCCGAGCACGAGAGTGCGCTAAGTTGACCATCCCCACCCTGATCCCCGAAAGCGGTACAGGCAAGCATACAAACTATCCGACGCCTTACCAAGGTGTGGGTGCTCGCGGCGTGAACAACCTCGCCTCTAAACTCCTCCTCTCCCTATTCCCACCTAACTCACCGTTCTTCGCTATGCGTGTGGACGACTTCACAGCCGAGGAGATCGGTCAGCAGGAAGGTGCTCGCGCTAAGGTCGATCAGGCCCTAGGTAAATACGAGCGGTCAGTCATGCAGTCTATCGAAGACAGCGGTGATCGGTCGGCACACTTTGAGGCGCTCAAGCACCTGATCGTAGGCGGCAACGTCCTCCTGTACCTCCCTAAGGATGGTGGAACTCGGGTATACCCCTTGTCTCGCTATGTCACCGTGCGTGACCCTATGGGTGAGATGCTGGAAACGATCATCGAAGAAGAGGTCGCCTTTGTGTCTCTCCCTCAGGACCTCAAGGAACTCGTGTCCGAGAGTATGAAGGGCGCAGAGACTAAGGTCGATCCTAAAGCAACCATCAAGTTACACACCAAGTTCTACCTCGAGGGTGACAAGGTCCTATCCTACCAAGAGGTTGATGGTGTCCGCGTCCCCGACAGTGAAGGTTCATGGCCTAAAGAGAAGTCCCCGATCATTGCCCTACGTTGGACACGGATCGATGGCGAAGATTATGGCCGTGGGTACGTCGAGGAATACCTTGGTGACCTCATCTCACTCGAGGGTCTCTCAAAGGCACTCTTGGAAGGCTCGGCGGCTTCTGCTCGCGTTATCTTCCTAGTGAAGCCCGGAGGTAGCACTCGAGCCAAAGACGTGATGAACGCGGAGAACGGTGCTGCAGTGGCAGGCCGTGCTGATGAAGTGGAAGCGCTACAGGTTGGTAAACACGCCGACATGTCCGTAGCCCAACAGCAAATCTCCACGATCACTGAGCGTCTCGCTTACGCATTCCTAATGAATAGCGCAGTGCAACGAGCAGGTGAACGGGTGACCGCAGAGGAAGTCCGCTACATGGCGGGTGAACTCGAGGATGCACTAGGTGGTGTCTACTCGATCCTCTCTCAGGAATATCAGTTGCCATACGTTATGCGTGTGATCGACCGACTGACCCGTAAGAAGAAGCTTCCAGCGTTACCTAAGGGTGTCGCCAAGCCAACCATCGTTACAGGCCTCGAAGCCCTTGGACGTGGTCATG